ACGAGTTATGGAACAAAGCAGAAAAAGGTGAAGGTATATTCAAGCCTTTATTTGTCCCATGGTATCTACAAGACGAATATACATTAGACGCACCTGATGGCTTAGAGTTTACATTAGAAGAGAAGAAACTAAAAGAACAGTACAATCTGACCGATGGTCAAGTGTATTGGAGGCGTATTAAAATATCTGAAACGTCTACTTCAACATTTAAACAGGAATATCCGTTTACTGCCGAAGAATCTTTTATACAATCTGGCTCTAGTGTGTTTAGCAAAGAAACGCTAGACAAATATTTGCCTATGTCACCAGAATCTATTAGAGAATACAACGAGCCTTTCAGTTCGTTTGATGAGTCACAAGAAGGCTCTCTACAAGTTTGGAACGCACCTAAGAAAGATGATAAATATATTATTGGTGCTGACGTAGCTCTTGGTGTTAAGGGTGACTACTCAGTAGCTACTGTTTTAAATCAAGACAGAGAAGTATGTGCAATTTATAGAAGCAATAGAATTGATCCAGTAAGCTACGGCAAAATGATATTCTATCTTGGCAGATGGTATAACAATGCTTTAGTATGTCCTGAGAGTAACTCTATTGGTTTAGCTACAGTACAACAATTGTTTGGCATGAACTATCCAAACATATATCAACAAAAGAAAACAGCAAACACAGCTGGTGATAATGTAAATCATTTAGGTTTTAAGACTACTATGTCTACAAGACCGCCAATCATATCCAATCTTAGACGAATGATTGATGATGAAGACATTACGATTCCTTCTAGTATTTTGCTAGAAGAATTAAGAAACTTTATTATTACAGAGTCTGGCAAAGCAGAAGCTTCTACTGGACATTACGATGATATGGTTATGTCACTTGCTATTGCTTGTGAAGCTTACAGAACACATGGTCACGCTTTAACTAACAAGTCGTTTAGTTGGGGAGAGATGAATACATTATATAAGCAGCCAGATACTAAGTGGCTATAAGGAGACGCTATGGATAATAGAGGTTATTCAGCTTTAGGTTTAGGACAAACAGGGCATTTTTGGGATGGCTCAGAAAGATATTGGGAGCCAACAATAAACGCTGTTGACAGTATATGGAATACATATGAAACAATTCCAGTTAACAGAAACAGATATTTGCCTGACGATGTTAATTTAATTGCTGAAGACAAACGTAGTTATTATCAAAGCAACAACCCAGCACAAAAAACCGAAGGTGATGATTATTTTTCTACTTTTGGTTTTGACCCAAGGTCTGCATCTAAACATGGTGGTGTATATAGAGATCCGCCTGAAACTATTTTTTCTAGTGACTTCGATGACAAGTTAGATAGACCAACTTTAGCATTAACTGATAGTGGTGTAAAAATGATGAGACCAGTCGGAGATCTTGATTCTGATGACCTTCAGCCTTTTTCATCTGTTGGAATGCATGAACTTACGCATTATTGGGATGATGCTATAGCTGAAAGAGATCAAAGTACTGCAAGCAATATTATGCAAAGTTTTGAAGAGTATTTAAAATTTTCTGGACAAGATGTAACTCAAGAAAAATTACAAGACATGTGGATGAAAGACCCAAGGACTAGCCACCTAAATTTACATGATTCAAAAAACACAGGCTTAAGAACGTTACTGAGAAACAGGTCACACCATGGCGGAGTTGTTAATCCGAGAGAAGGTTTTGGAGAATATCTTTCTACAATAATGACCGATCCTAATTATGAGACTGTGTGGAAAACTAAACCTAGTGGACCTTATAAACTTAGTCCAAAAGAAACATTTGCAAGGGCAGCTGGTCCATTGATGAGACCACAACGTTACGATGAAGGGTTTAGCAACAATACAAGAAACCTTAATAAAACATTTGCTGATTCAATGGCAACATTTTTAAACAGCAGATAACAGAGAGAGCGAGAATGAAATCAGAAATCGAAAAGATTGATGACGATGCGTTGATTGAATCAATTGATCGTCACATGCGGAATGCTACTGGTGGCAATACTAATTCATCAGATGTAAGCAAACGCAGAGAAAATGCAGTATACGAAATGAGCTTAGAGGCACAAGGCGATTTAAAACCGCAAGGTGTTTCTAAAATTGTATCCTCCGACTCAGCAGAAATTGCCGAGGGATATACCGCACTATTAACAAAATTATTATTAGACAACAACAAGTTGGCTTTATTTACACCGTATAGCAATGACATGGCTTCAGTTAAAGCTTCACAAATTGCATCGGATGTTGTCAACTATTGTCTATTCAACTCAAATCCTGATGGATGGTCGAAACTTTCCACGTGGATAAAGTCAGCAGTTGTGTTTGGTAATAGTGCCCTTACATGGGGTTGGGAAGAACATTATGATTATGTTGTTGAAGAATACGAAACAATTGAAGAAGGTGTATTAGACCAAATTCTTTCTGACTCAAACGTTGAAGTTATTGGTGACTTGTTAGTTGCTGAAGAACCAACAGTTAATCCAGACGGAACTAGTTATTTTTCTTTTGTCGATGTAAGACTTCGCAGAAAGATTGATAAGTCTGGAGTAAAGTTACGCACTATACCGCCTGAATCTTTTTTGATTGACCGTGCTGCTTCTTCTGTTATTGATGCAACTTTTGTTGGCATTGTTACAGAAATGACACGTTCTGATATTAGACGAACTTGGTCTGACCAAGATATTAATTTTGATGAAATTGGTGAAGAGTCTACTGTTAGGTCTTCTGGTTTTTCGTATGAAGCATTTGCAAGAAAAGATGCAGGTGGAATACAAAACTGGGTAACTAATAATGACGATGATGAAGATGAAGCTAATATAAGTATTACTGTTGTTGAGTGTTGGATTCGTTCCGACAGAGATGGTGATGGTATAGCTGAACTTAAACATGTTATTAAAGCAGGCAACACAATCTTAGAAGAAGATGATGTCGCATATGTTCCAGTTGCAGTTTTAAATCCTATTGAGATACCTCATGAGTTTTATGGGCTGTCACTTCTTGATATGGCTCGCCCACAAACACAAGCAACTACAGCTATTCTTAGAGGATTTGTAGAAAATGTGTATTTTGGTAACTACGGCAGAACACTAGCTGACCCTAATGTTGTTGATTTCTCAGCATTACAAAACCCTGTACCAAAGCAGATTATTCCTACTAATGGAAATCCAGCTGCAGCAGTACAACAACTCCAACCAGAGCCAATGAGTGCTGGCACAACTGGGATGTTAGAATTCCTGGGGTTACAAAAAGAGCAGTCTACAGGTTTAAGTAAAACCGCTATGGGTTTAAACGATACGTTATATGTATCTGGTAACTCTGAGCAAAAAATGGCAGGTGCGCAAAACGCTGCACAAATAAGAGTTGAACATATTGCACGTAGATTTGTCGAGACAGGCATTAAAGATTTATGTCGTGGCGTATTAAGAGAAATGAAAAGCAATCTTAAGAATCCTACAATGTACAAGACAGACCAAGGGTACGCTTCACTTACTCCACAAGAGTTACAAATGATGCCCGGCAATATGGACTTAGATATACAGGCAAACATTGGAGAGAATTCAAACTCTTCTTTGGCTGAGAAACTTATACAACTAACACAGTTGTTACCTCAGATGGCACAAAGCGAGGCTTCAGAAGCTTTTATTAATCCAATGTCTTCTTATAATTTGGCTGTAGACATTCTTAAGAATATGGGTATGGACCCAACAAGATTCTTAAACGATCCATCTACACAAGAATTTCAACAAGCACAGCAACAAGCTCAACAAAGAAAACAAGAGAAAAGACAGCGAGATGATGATGCTCAACAAGCTTCTATTGATCTCGATTTAGCAACTAAACAAGCTAACATAAGTTTAATTAAAGCAGAAGCTGATAACAAGAAGATTGACAATAAACGTCAATTGTTGCAAGCAGCTGATGATTCTAATAGGGAATGGGCTGAGCTTAGTGTTAAAGCGCAAAAAGATGGTGCACAAGTTCCAACGCAACCTCCATCTGATTTTCTTTCTTTATATCAAGACACTGAAGAAACAGAACAGATAGAAGCTGAGCAAGAAAGAATGATGCAAGAACAACAGATGATGCAGGAGCAACAATATGCCCAACAGAACAATGTTGATAGCGGAGGCTATTGATAGAATAAAAGAGTTAGCATCAGAAAGCGAAGACATGGAAATTCTTGTAAGTTCTGAAGCTGCTCTAAAAACTTTAGGTATACTCCAAATACTTGGATTTAAAAGTATATCTATTGACCAATACTTAAACATGTGAGATGACAGATGAGTAATTATAAAAGACAACCAGCTTATAAAGCTGGAGACAATGGCAAACCTAAAAAAGTATCGCCATATGATGATGCGCAACGAGTTCTTAACAAGGGCTATCAGTGTACTGAAATTAAAGATACTATGACTATGGTAACTGAAGATATACTCAACGCACTGTTTCGTGAATGGTTAGAAACAAAACATTTCGAAACAGAACGCAGAGAGTTTATTTATAAGTTAGCAATAAGTCAGGGCGCTGTAATGAGCAATATAGAAAACTCTATTATGGCAAAAGACAATAAAGTTCAACAAACTAAAGGTGATGAATGATGAATGAAGATAACCTAAAAAGAGCATTAGATAAAATTGATATTCAAATAGAAGCAACAATTGCTGTACTCTCTGGAGGGCGCAGCATGAATGGTAACTCATTTGATTTTAATAATTTGATGGAAACTAAAAAGCATATAGAAAGCTTACTTGCAGCTAAAGCAACAAAGACAAGCAAGAAATGATAAGAGGTTTTATTACAAACCTTTGATGAATGTTTGATGACAGAGAGTTGTAATAAACTCTCTTATTTATAGGAGACAATATGTCAGAAACAAATAACGAAGCTACCCAATCGGATGAGTCGAACGTTACTGATTTCGATTTCGATGCATTGGCGGATGAAGTTTTAGGTATAGAGCCTGAAACGGCTACCCAAGAAAGCAACGAAACGACAGAAGAACTCGAAAGTGATGATCCACACACGGACGAGGACGCTGATGAAGTTGATGAAGCAGAGAATGATAACATAGAGGATGAAGAAGAGGAGGAGGATGAGTCTACAGAAGACGCTACCCAACAATCTGAATCGGATGACTTAGGTGAGATTGATATGGACTTTAATGTTCCCGTGAAAGTTGACGGAGAAGAGTTTGAAGTTACCATGGAAGAGCTTGTCGCAAACTATCAAACAAAGCAGAGCCAGTCAAAAAAAGGGGATGAACTAGCAGAGCAGGCAAAGATTCTCGATGAAACTAGAGAACAGGCTGAAATTTATGCAAGAGTAAATGCAGAGTTACTGCACAGAGAAGATGCTAAAGACCAAAGTGTTTTAAAACATCTTCAAGCGCAAGTTGACAAAGCATTTGAAGAAGACGACTTCGAAGCTAGTAAGTTAAACAATAAACTTACGAAGGCAAAAGAAGAGTATTCATCAAGAAAGTTAAGTCGTGATAATCTATTAAAAGGCATGTCACAACAATTAGGACAACAACAAGAAGAGCAATTTGCTGCACAAGTAGAACACTTTAATGAAGTCGTTCCTGACTTGATACCAGATTGGTCGGAAGAAGTTGCCATGGCAAATCGCAAGTTTGCATTAAACATCGGATTAGATGAAAACATGGTAGACACAATAGTTGACCCTATGATGATTAAAGCTATTGATAGCTTTAGAAGACTTTCTGAAAACTCTGATAAAGGTACAGCTAAACGTAAAAAGACTCCAGTTAAAAGAGTGCCTACTAAAAAACCTGTGGCTGCTAAAAATAAAAAATCCAATAAGGTGGACGCTGCCAGAAAGAATGCTAGCAAAGGAAGGGCTTCTGAGAAAGACCAGTCAATCCTTTTCAATAATGTAATTGATAGCATTTTTGATGAAAGTTAGACCTTACTAACCATAGGAAATATAATGGCTACAAACTTTACAACTAGTACGCAGGGCGGTCAACGAGAAGACCTAGCGAACTGGATATCAACAATTTCTCGTGATATGACACCTTTTGTGTCATCAATCGGCAAGGGTAAAGCATCAGCTACTCTACACGAGTGGTCAACTGATACTCTTGAGGCTGCAGGTTTACAAGCAGCAGCTGAGGGATCGTCTTTTGCAGAAAGCGCTTCTCCTGTCGTACAACGTTTAACCAACCGCACGCAAATCTTTACTAAAGGAATTCGTGTATCAGGTACGTTGGAATCAGTAGATAAGGTCGGACGCAAGTCAGAATTTAAATACCAAACTGAAAAGCGTGGTAAGGAAATGGCTCGTGACGTAGAAAAGTGGATGCTATCCACTAACGTATCTGCTGTACAGGGCGGTTCAGCTTCAGGTAACATTCAAGCTGCTGCTCGTAAAATGGGTGCTTATCAAGCATACAGTACTGTCAACATCGTTGCTGGTACGGCTGCTGCAGCCACTGGTTCTGGTTCTGTAACAGGAGCTGGAGACGGTACAAACGTTGCAGTTGCACAATCAGGTCACTCTAACGCTAATGTTACATTAGCTGATATCAATGAAATCTTACGTCAAATTAATGGCGTAACTTCAGTAGCTCCAAACAAGCTAATGATGTCAACTACTAACAAAGTTAGATTCTCTGACTTGATGACAGGTACTACTAATGTACGTAGAAACATTGATGAAAGAGGCAAGCTTCGCCAATCAGTTGACTTATACGAGTCTGACTTTGGTGATGTTGAGCTTGTACACAACTATCTAATGGGTAACACTGAGATATTTGTATACGATCCTTCTACAATGTCAATGGACACACTTCGCCCAATGCACTTCCGTGATATTAGTGAAGACGGTGACTCAATGCGTTCTTACATGGTACAAGAAATTACTTTCTGTGCGAAAGCACCGACAGGTAATGGTGTCATTTTAGACGTTACTGCGTAACACTTTTAACCCCCTGCTGACATAGAGGGGGTTATATTTTATAAGGAGATTAATATGCCATACGGACCGGGAACATACGGAAACAAACGAGGAAGACCACCAGCTAAAAAGAAAAAGGGGAAAAAGAAATAATGAAATCACCAGCATGGACAAGAAAAGAAGGGCAAAGTCCTTCAGGTGGTTTAAATGCTAAAGGTAGAGCCAGTGCAAAAAGGCAGGGCTCTAATCTAAAAGCACCTTTAGGAAAAGGTACAAATCCTAGGCGTGTTTCTTTTGCTGCAAGATTTGCAGGAATGAAAGGACCTATGAAAGATTCTAAAGGCAGACCAACAAGAAAAGCATTAGCCCTTAAAAAGTGGG